GCGGTGCTTAACTTTACCGTTCCTCAAGGCGCTACTGGCCCTACAGGAAGCCCCGGTTCTACTGGACCCACAGGCCCCACAGGCCCCACAGGTAGTACAGGAAGCCCCGGCCCCACAGGTCCTACTGGCCCAACTGGTGGCTCAAGCGGTCAAGTTCTCTATAACAGTGGCGGCACATCGTCGGGCTCAGCCAATATGACTTTTGACGGCACCAATTTGACTGTTGGCGGTAACGTTACTGCTTACTCTGACGAGTCTTTGAAAGCCAACTGGCAAGCGTTCCCCTTTGACTTTATCGAAATGCTGGCGCAAGTACAAAGCGGTATTTTTGATCGTACTGACCTTGGCGTTACGCAAGTCGGTGTTGGCGCTGGATCGCTTGAAAAAGTTATGCCTGATGCTGTTCAAACACATGAGAACGGATTGAAGTCTGTGTCGTATGGCAATGCTGCGATGGCGGCTGTGGTTGAACTTGCTAAACGTGTTGTGTCTTTGGAAAAACAACTCAAGGATAAATAATGGCAACGTTCCTTCAAACAAGCGGCGCAATTTCAATGTCCGACATCAATGGGGTGTTTGGGCGCGGTAACAGCTTAAGCAGCTATTTAGGCACAACATACTACACGGTTGGTGGAGGTCCGTACTCTTTTCCCGGCGGCCCTATTTCGTTTAATAATTTTTACGGGACTGGGCCAAGTCCAAACGTTACTATTTCTTTAGCCCAACTACAAAGCGCGTCATTACAAGAGTTTTTTGGTGGTTATGGCTACATTACTTTAACGTTTAATACAAACGGTACTTGGAGCTGCGTTGGATCAGCATCGGGGACTATTGCTTCTGGTAATTGGGCGTCGCCAACAACTAGTGGCGTTGGGTCATCGTATTGGATTAGGTGGACAAGAACTGCTTCAACATTAGGCGGTGGTAGCTCTACACCTTCTTCTGGTTGGCTTGCTTTGGACGCTGCTCGTACTATAACAGTCACAAACAATGGTACTAGTGGCGGTTACGTTGACTCAACTTACACGCTTGAAATATCTACTAACAGCAGCGGCAGTAACGTTGTTGCTTCGTGTACCGGAACTTACTTGTACGCATTTAATGAATTCTAAACATGATGTATGCGCTGGTTTTGGTTACTGTTACTAGGCTGTGTTTTCTGGGTACAAGCCAAAGCGCCGTGCATCGTTTCAGATTTTTATGGGCTGAGCTGGATTAGTGAGCCAACGTTACGCCACATGGAATTGTCTAGGTGGCTGACGACAAACGGGGACTCATGCAGTTCAGAACAGCTTGTAGGTATTTGGAACAACCTTGCTATGTGGGCAGGGGCCGCAGATAGTGCAGAGTTAAGAAGCAAAGTGTTGTACTACTACGCCCGTGCAGTTGAAAGGGAAAAGAAGTGAAAGTCAGCTTCGACAAATGGTATCCGGTTGTTCAGCCCCAAGCTATGGTACAACAAGAAGCTTTTATTAAGCGGGTGGAAAAGCAAAACGCTGAACGGGCACTGCAAGTGCAGATTGACCACACAGTGAAGAAGTTTCACCAGTATGAGTATGAGATTTATGAGTATAGGATGCGACAGGTAACGCTGAACATCCAGATTGCAAATTTAAAACGTGACATTGACCAACTTGTGTGAGGACCAAATGGAAGATTCAAGAAACAAACTTACATTCTGGGTGACGTTCATGGTGAGCGCCACTCTTTGCCTTTGCATCCTTGGGATGGTGACGGCTTTCCTTCTCGGCCTATGGGCTAAAGAAGTAGACAATAAAGAGATTTTTGCTATGCTCAGCCCGGCGTTCCAGACCATCATTGGCGGTTTTATTGGCCTCCTTGCCGGCGTTAAACTTTCACAGAATCAGGATACAAAATGATTGGACTAGATGCACTTCTAAACGTGGGCGGTAAGCTCATTGACAAGCTGATCCCAGACCCTGAAGCCAAAGCCAAAGCCCAGATGGAGTTGGCTAAGATGGCACAAGACGGCGAGCTGGCTAAAATGGCTAATGAGACTGAGCTGTACAAGACCGAGCAAAACAACTTGACCCAGCGCGTTCAGGCGGACATGGCATCTGATTCTTGGTTGTCTAAAAACATTCGCCCCATGACGTTAATCTTTTTGCTGGTAGCCTATTCTGGCTTTGCCATCGCCTCAATCTTTGAATACGAAACCCGTGGCGCATACGTTGAGCTGCTGGGGCAGTGGGGCATGCTTGTCATGTCATTTTATTTTGGTGGCAGAACACTTGAGAAAATTACCGACAGGGTGAAAAAATGAACTTGACTGAACACTTTACCTTAGAAGAACTAACGCATACAGATCACAGACAATATGATAATACGCCAAATGATAAAGAACTCGAGAACCTCAAACGCCTCGCAGAATTTCTTGAAGAAGTCAAAACAGTACTTGGCGGTAGGCCCATCATGGTCAACTCGGCTTTTAGAAGTAAGCAAGTCAATGATGCAGTGGGCAGCTCTGATCGGAGCCAGCATCGCCTTGCTGCTGCTGTGGACTTCCGAGTTCCTGAACTGACGCCAGATCAGGTTGTCAAAGCAATCATTGCATCAAATCTTGGCTACGATCAGGTCATCCGAGAGTTTGACCGTTGGACACACTTGAGCATACCTAACACCCCAGATGGCAAGCCCAGAAAGCAAGCACTCATTATCGACAAAGCTGGCACTAGAGCTTATGCTTGATGTACGCCCAAATTGATGGGAAAATAAGCTATGCCATTACAAAAGATTCTGCTAAAGCCGGGCGTTAACCGAGAGAACACGCGCTACACCACTGAAGGTGGCTGGTACGAGTGCGACAAAATCCGTTTCCGTCAGGGCAGCCCAGAAGTTATTGGCGGCTGGCAACCAATTTCTACCTACACATATGACGGTGTTTGCCGCTCTTTGTGGAACTGGGTGACGCTTGGGTTTTTAAACCTTGTTGGTGTAGGAACAAACACTAAGTTTTACATTGAAAAGGGTGGTGAGTACTTTGATATTACTCCTATTCGATCAACTGTAACGCTTGGTACAAACCCATTTGCGGCAGACGGCACAACCACAGTCACTGTAACTTCTGTAGCACACGGGGCAACAACAGGGTCGTTTGTGACATTTAGCGGCGCTACAGGCACGTATGCTTCAACATGGAATGCAGAGTATCAGCTGACAGTAGTCAGTTTGAACTCATACACAATCACGGTTCCTTCTGCCATACCTGCAGGCGCTTACGGCGGCGCTGCAGTGGTTGCCGCCTATCAAATTAACGCTGGCCCAGCGTATGCTATTCCACTAACCGGATGGGGTGCAGGATCGTGGGGTGCTGGTCCATGGGGTACAGGCGGTACAAGTACAATTCCTTTACAGCTTTGGAACCAAATGAACTACGGTGAGGACCTTATTTACGGTCCCCGTGGCGGCGGTATTTACTATTGGACAGCTAATTCAGGTGTTACAACTCGAGGCGTTGCTATTAACACTCTTGGCGGCAATGCTTCATTTACAAACAGCGTTGTTACAGGGCTCCCTACTGTCGTCACTTCCACCGTTCTATACACCGAAGGGGCAGCGCTTCAGTTTGCTGCTTCTGGTTCTTTGCCCGCAGGCATTACGGCGTCTACAACATACTACGCATTCCAAGTAGATGGGTTAACTTTTAATCTTCTTAACGCTGCAGGCGCACAGATCAGTACTACTTCCACAGGCTCTGGCGTCTATGTGTCTTCAATTGTTGACGCCCCCGTAGTACAGAACTCGTTGACTGTGTCGGATGTCTCTCGTTTTGTAATGGTGTTTGGCACAAACGACTACGGCCAGACTTCAATTGACCCCATGTTAATTCGTTGGTCAGGTCAAAACGACCCCTACAACTGGACGCCAGACCCCACTAATCAGGCAGGTTTTACCCGTCTTTCCCACGGTTCTGAGATTGTTACCACAGTACAGACCCGTCAGGAGATTTTAGTTATCACAGACTCAAGCGTCTATTCGCTTCAGTACCTTGGCCCTCCGTACGTTTGGGCACCGCAGTTGCTTGGCGATAACATTTCTATCATGAGCCCCAATGCGGCAGTGATTGCATCCGGCGTTGTGTACTGGATGGGCGTGGATAAGTTTTATATGTACGATGGCCGTGTGCAAACGCTGAGCTGCGACTTGCGTAGATACATATTCCAAGATCTAAATCAAAACCAAACGCTTCAAATTTTTTGTGGCACTAATGAAGGCTTTAACGAGGTCTGGTGGTTCTATTGTTCAGGCAACAGCACTGCAGTAGACAAGTACGTTGTGTACAACTATTTTGAAAAGGTCTGGTACTACGGCACGATGGCTCGTACGGCTTGGTTAGACTCCGGTCTTTTGCCATATCCAGTTGCAGCTACGTATAGCCATAATTTGGTGAACCACGAGTCTGGGCTTAATGATGTAGAGACTTCAGCCGTGTTGCCGTTAAACGCATACATTTCTTCTTCTGAATTTGACATTGGCGATGGCCACAACTTTGGTTTTGTATGGCGTATTTTGCCTGACTTGACGTTTGATAATTCAACCGATTCGCCTTCAGGCGCCCCCGCTACGGTGACAATGGAACTGTACGGGCTAACTAACTCAGGTTCGGGTGTGACAAGTGATGCAAGCCAGCCGGTAACAAAAACAAATACGTACAATATTACGGAAGAGTTTACGGGCCAAATCTACACACGTTTCCGTGGCCGTCAGATGATTTTTAAAATTAGTTCCAACCAAGTCAATACGACATGGCAGTTGGGCGCTCCACGTATCGATATTAGACCGGATGGCCGTCGATGACCAATATTGTTACAACCGACTACGTAATTGATAAAATTGCTGCACC